TTCTTGTTGTGGCAAGTGATGCACCTGCACCACCAATGTTATTTGAAGTGCTTAAATTAAAAGGAGAAGCAGCTGAAATGAGAGCGAAAATACCGCTCCCATTTAATGTGCATCCTGCTTGGCCGGGGGATGCGTCACTTAAAAAGTGACCAGTACTTCCGTTGGTTGTAACATATCCAGATGAGTGAGTAACACCACCGACAAATGTACCGCTTGTAAGACTAGTCATGCAGATTGCATTAGGAGCGGCAACCCCCCAGATCGGAAGGTAGAGTCGCTTTAGCAATGTCCACCTAGAACCAGCCTTCTCACCTTTAACGAAGTTATTGATGGCAGTTCTTTGGGTTGAGGTGACAGTAGCCCCAGCCGCAACCACAGCGTTAATGTATGCTTTAGCGTCCGAGTCTAGCCCAGATGTCTGCGTCCCATTAAGTTGATATGCGTAAGCGTATTGCATTACCAGCGAAGTTGCATGTTTGCGTTAGTGCGGATGCGATTACTCACGAAGCCGCTAGTGTGATTCTCGTCTAGGCGGATTAGCTCTTCCGTAAGAAGTGCTTCAGCCTCTTGGTCGGCAAGTGCTGCCTTCTCCTGCTGACCTTCAGCGCGGAGGTAATCGGCGTATGTGCCATGAGCAAGGTACTGGAACCACTCTGCGGGGACGCTGGTTACATCTGTAGAAAGTCCATCTGGAAGACCCGGCCCATAGGTGTCTGAAAACTGCGCCTTGTAGGTAAGAAATGCAGTAGACGGGTTTAGGTCGCCAGCCACCAAAGTCGCGCCATCAGCGGTCACGGTGAAGTCAAACTCCTGCACGGAGGAGGCAATGTACGGTGCTTGCTTAAAGAAGCGCAAGAAGGTATCCACGCTGCTCTTGCCAGTCTCCGAGTATGGCACATAGCCAAGGGCTGGGCGAGCCGTGCCAGTGCCAGTTCCAGCACCAGTAGCGACGAAATACTCTCCAACCGTGTTTGCGCTAGAACCAATGAGGGTGAAGTCGGTGTCACCAACGGTTGCGATAAAGTAGCCACTACCAGAGACGATAGCGGTTGCGGCAATAGGGTCGCTGGACAGGTAGCGTTCCTCGCCAATCTTGAGGAAGCGTGTCCAGTAGTTGCTGGAGCGGTACGCCCTCTGCGCCCTGCGGTTAATTAGTGCCTTAATGCGTCCAGTCTCGATGCTGGCGAAAACCACGCCACACAGGGCTTGTATCAGCGCAAATAGGTCGGCGTAGGTTCTGGTCTGCATCAAACGGCGTTAGGGGAAAGTTCTGGGTGAAACTTCTGGAAGTCGCGGATAAACTCGCGATCATGCCATGCGTCTTCACCGTATTTATTGCGGATTAGGAAGTACTCATGCGTAGGGACAACCGCAACTGCTCGGCCCAACGCGCCAGTTTTTACTCCACGGAGAGTGTCAGCTTCTTGGGCTGCGGAAATCTCGCGGAATTTTTGTTTTGTTTCCATGAGCTGGCGACCAGAGCAAAGCTCCTTTACCAACGCATCTGTCATCGCTTCTTCAGAAATCATAGTATGGAGTAGAGAGCGGAGGATGGGGATAGAACCCACCCCCCGCTATCAGGGATTAGGCAAACTTGGTAAGATCCAAGATGCGGAAGCCGATCATGATCTCACCAGCGGTGATCGAAGCCACAGCGGCATCGGTCACTTTGATGTAGACCGGGGTGGCGGCAGAGACGATCTTTACGGCTTGGGTAAGACCAGTAGCACTGGTCGCAGTACCTGCGGTAAATGCATCACCAGTGTTGATGGTTGGAAGACCAACAGTTGCAGCGTCAACATCAAGAGCGTTGATGAACTCATCTGGGTCTCCAATGGTCGTGCCAACATCAATGACAAGGCTAGACGAACCAACGATGTCAACGGTGTTAGTAACCGTGCAGAGTTCAACAGCACCTCCAGCGGGGATCGAGGCAATCACGCGAGTTCCACCATTGCCAATGGCAATGAGGTCAGCGGCAGTGATCTTAACAACATCCGTGTAGGGGCTACGCTCGTTATTTACAAGTTGTGGCATAATTCAATTTTCCTTTCTTTTAGTGTTTAGTTGCGATTAGGAGTAAGCAATCTTGCCGTGTGCGCCAGGGTGCTTACAAACAAGCGTGCCAACCATGTCCACGAACCCACGCTCGCCACCACCTTGGTTCTCAAGGCGAGTCGAACCCATTGGGATAAGCGAGTTGAAGCCGAGATACTTCGGATTCACCACATAACCACGGGTCGAGGAGGGCATACAGGAAGGGTTGCCATTGATGACATTTACGACACCGAAGTCGGACTCATAAACAGTCACCGCGTGGGTCACCTTCTTAGCGGTAGCATCTTGGCTGACGCGATAGACGGCTTCTGAAGCAGCAGCACCAGACGAACGGGTGAAGTTGCTGATCACCTTGCGGAGAGCAACACCAGCGATAAGGGTGAGGTTATTGGCCTCGCCATTGACGGTGTAGATCGACGCGATAATGTCGTTGAAGGTGGTTTCGTTAGGGGCGGACGTGAGGATCGAAGCAGAAGGCGTACGATAAGCGGCAGGAACATCCGAAGGGCCAGCCGAGTCGAGCCAGTCACCAAGACCACGGAGGGCGTATGGAGTGCCAGCACCGTTCTCAACGGTACGATCATTGTCCGAGCAGATAGCAGCCTCAACATCGCGCTTCAGTTCACGCATCGACTTAGCTTCAGCTTGAGCAACATTGGCGGGTCCAACGGAGCTAACGGCTTGTTGCAGGTTCGACACGATGTAGTCGCGGCGGAAGATTTGGGTGTAGTTGCCAAGACGAGCGCGGCTAGCGAACTTGTCATCAAAGGAAGTAACATCCGTACCTTCAGAGATACCAGCAGTCGAAGGAGCCGAAAGAACATCGGCAGTCCACTCGCTGAAAGTACCACTTGCTTTACCCTTGGCGCAAAGGCTAAGGAGCGGGGTTTCTTCGGGAGCAAGGAGGGTCAGCTCGTTGCTGAGATCCTCGCGGTTGGAAATAGCGGAACCCGTGCCAGTCTTGGCCTGGGGCGCATTTGGTTGATAGGTATTTGAGATACTCATAATGATTATTTAAATAAAGGTTATTTTAACTTAGCGATTCGTGAGGCAACCCAATCATCGACCGAACCAGTCGTTTCAAACCTGCTGTATGCGTCTTTGACCTTTGCTTTGGCATTTGAACCAGACTTAACCGAACCAGATCCAACTGGGGAAGCGGGTGGCGACACCTTCAACTTGTTCCCAGCTCCAGTTTGGATAGCCTTGGCTTTCTTTCCAAAGATAGACCTTGCCGCATGAGCAAGAATGTATTCAATTTGCATCCCAATCTCGGGGATTTCGCGTTTCACTCTAGAAACTAGGGGATCTTCGACTAGCACCTTGTAGTTCTTTCCGATCTCAGACTCTTCGTCTTGGATCTCTGGAACTTCTTTTCGTGCTGCCTCGTAGTACTGTTTGGACATCTCCCCGAACTGGGCAACTTTGATCAACTGCTGCTGTTGGGCTGGGATGTACTTGGTTAGTGCTTCCTTGGCGTTCCTGTTGGCCTTGCGGATTTGACGCTTGGTGAACTCTTTATCGCCAACGGTGATGATGTCATCGGGGCCGTAGTCTTCGTGTTCATCCAAGATCTCGTCCGTTGACTCTAGAGTCTTCGTCATTTCGTCGTAGAAGTCTTTGAGGTTCTCGAAGCTCTCCAATTTACGGATAGCCTCTGGGATCTCGTTCTCCTCGACTTGACGAGTCATCTGCGGTTGAGCCGCGAGCTTTTCTTCTAAGGTTCGCTTTTGGGCGGTGAGTTCACCAATCCGTTGAAGGAGGCGACTCTTACCTTTTTTGGCAAGCTCTTGGATCTGCTCCGGTGAGAGATTCAACAGGTCTATGTCTGACTGCTCCTCGGCTTCCTCTGATTCCTCCTCGGATTCTTCCTCGGTTTCCTCCACCTCTTCCTCGTCATCTTGACTGGCAGGTTCGGTTTCTTCGGTTTCCTTGGCATCCTGGGGTTCCTCTTCGGCCTCCTCTGGTGCAGTTGCTTCCCCAATTCTCCGAGCAATAAGCTCCTCGAATGAGATATTGTCCACCGATTCTTCAGCCTCGGCGTTAGCTTGATTGGTATTGGTCATATTTGTGCGCTGGTTAACGCCCTGCGGTGGCGATGAGCGAAGTCAAGCATTTAATCCTTACTAAGTCAAGTAGTTTGGTAAGGTATTAGACTTGACGCATTATGTCAGAAATAATGTGTAGTTTTTCTGACAAAACCGTGACAAATACTGGGTACTTTTTGTCACAAGATTTGACGCAAAATTTGCATTGATTTCTCGTCACGAATGGCGAGTAGTTTGGCTATCTGGCGTTATGTCGGCAAAGGTGGCGAGATGGGATTGTGGTAAGATTTCCTGTTGACGGGGCGTAAAAATCGTGCATTATTTGCGTCGACGAGGAATGAGCCCCAGCGTCACCAATCACCCCTCCAGCTTAAAACACTGGATCTAGGGCCGACACGGATAGCTCATTCCTTCGTGTCGGCCCTTGTTTCTTTAATGGGGTAAGCCGATTCAGTTCCAATCCCGCACACTGACACAAAAGCAAGCGGCAACAGATTCCTAGGGGTTAAATCGTCGCGGGAATAAAAACAAGGCGATGAGGGTCACTCTCTTTCCACTGTTGGATTTGTTTCCAATGGGGGGAGGGGGGGTATTGCCAAGAATAAACCAAATAAATAAAATGAGCAGCATGTTAGAATGGAAATGGAAACCATGGGATGTGAGATCTGATGGTAAAATCTTTTGGCGTTATGGGAAACGATACAAAAACGGTGAATATTGGATCACTTGGGATCAGGCGATTAATGAAAAAAAACAAAAGAATGACTATTTTATTAAAAATAAAGAAAAACTAAATGAGTATAGAAGAAACCTAAAAAGAAATCATAAAGAGTCAGATCCAGTTAAATACTCTGAATCAGTTGCAATTTACAGCAGAAGATATAGAGCAAAAAACCCACAGAAAATATCAGAATACAACAAGAAATACAAACTAAACAATAGGCACAAAATAAGAGAATACGAGAAAACCAAAAGAGAAAAAGATCTGTTATTTCAAATCTCAAGTAGGGTTAGGAATAGAGTCCTACAAGTAATTAAAAATAAAGGTTACTCAAAAAAATGCAAGACTGGGGAAATGCTTGGATGCAGTTGGGAGCATTTAAAATATCATTTAGAATCTAAATTCAAAAACGGGATGACTTGGGAAAATAGAAGCAAATGGCATATTGACCATATTGTACCGCTCTCATCTGCCAAGTCAGAAGAGGAAATATTCATCTTGTGCCATTATACAAATCTACAGCCATTATGGGCGGAAGATAATTTACGGAAGGGTGACAAAATATTAAGTCAAGTGTAAGTCAACTTAACCGTTAGTAATGCTAAGTACCATGCTTAAGTACCATGTAGCATGGGACAAAAGAAAAGGCCACAGATTTTAACCTGTGACCTTTCCCCAAACTATGAACGATGAAACGAAACACACGCAACCGAAGCTGAATGCGGGGGAATGCTTAGACTATTCTAGCGGGTTTGTCAAGCTAAGACTGAAAGTAGCTCATCCAGCGTAGAGATGCTTCCTGCGAGCTTCATCACATCATTCGATGATTCTGCTTGGCGGAAGTCACCAAAGAACTTCTCACGCTCATCGTGGATGAATTGGATGATGGCCTTATACTCCTCGCGGTCACGGAGGGCTTCTACGGCAGTCTGAATGTCTGGTTTTGGTATTGGTGTCATAGTAATGTTAAGTTGGCGGCCCGTTAACTCGGAAGCGGATTTGGAATCCGATGACCGTCCCCATTTGATCACTGCTCGACGGGCCTAGCGAGCATAGCTATGGGAATTGACCTTGTTAGGATAGTGTTATTTGCGCTTCTCTGCGCGTTTGATCTTACGCTCCTGCTTGAGCATCTCTTTGGTAGGCTTCTTTCCAGAACCAGCGGCGGCACGGATGTTGTCGTATAGCCCACGCTTGGACATGGAGCCATCCGCTCGTTTGATCATCTTGGCTTTCATGGCTTACTTTCGCTTAGCTGTTTTCTTAGGCGCACGGCTCATCTTGATCTCGATCTCGACATAGCCTTTGCCCTTGCCCTTGCCTTTACGCTCCATCTTTTCGTGGCCGCAGCTACATGATTTACTTTTCATAAGTTATCCTTGTTGCATCCCTTGTGTCATTACTCCGCCCATTTGAGCTGGTGCAGTTCCAATTCGACCGATTTCAGCGTTCTGTGCTTGCATCAGCATCATGGAATATTGCTGGCTGTATTTCTCAAGTCGTGCTGCAAACGCCTCGTCCTGCTGTGCGCGTTGCATAATGTCTGGTTGCTGGACATACGCTTGGATCATCTGCATCGCCATCTGTGCGCCATTAGGCTGGGCAGGAACCTCGATGCCAGCGAAGATCTTAGCAAGGTCATCTGTGACATTCTTAGCGACCTTCTGTTGAGCCTCTTCAGCAGGCTGGAGAACATAGTCAGCAAAGATCGGATTGATGCTAGATGCCGTGAACTCAAGCAACTTATTCACATCCATAATGCCATTGCGATCCAGCTGCACCAATGACACCATGTTCTTGAGCTGCGTTTCGGCAGTCTCTGGGTCATTGCTCTGCGAGTCGAAGTTAACCACGATTGAGAAGTTCTCGTCAGCCGAACCCTTGGTCATTACCTGTGGGTTGGGATTGCCAGTTACTTGGAAGAACACCTCATCTGGCCCCATGCGCTGATACAACTTCCATGCCATGTTCAGCACATCGCGGACATGATCCAAGAACTTAGACACCACAAATTGCTGGCGGGAGGCGGAGATTGGGTTGGACATATCCAGACCAACGGCACGGTCTGCCTGTGCGGTCATGGATACTTCAACCTCAACAGAACCATTGTCGGCTGGAGGCGGTGGCCCCCATTGAATTTCACCAAGGCGACGATACGGAACCCTTACTCCTGGCCCCCAATCAGAGGGCGGACGACCAGCAGGGTGCAGCAATGGAGGGAGAGTAGCCAGAGAAGCACGATCAATACGAGAATCACGCTCGGTCTTGATTTGCATCTGCGCTCCACGGAGGATGTCCGAGAAGGTCTGGGTTTCGTACATGCGCTTCTGGTCGTTCGATAGGCGCGTAACCACAAAGGGGTAGTCGTCATAGCCGTTAAGGAGTTCGTGTTTGGCGAAGCCTTCGGTGGTTGGGTGGAAAACGGTACAATAGATGCCCTCAGAACCATCCTCTTCGTCAATCAGACGCTGGTAGCCATACACTACCATAACAAGGTCGTTGTCGTCCGTGATAGGCAAGCGGTCGATTGTCTTGAGCTTCTCGCCGTCGAGATACATGGAGTCTTTGCCACGAAGTCGCTCGATAGCGTTCTCAACCCAATCGGCATCCCAGCCCTCGGAGGTTACTTTTTTCTCAAGCTCCTGAGATGTTAGGAATGTGCGCCAGAACACATACGGAGCGCGTTGAGGATCAGTCACATACGATGGGAAAAGAACCTCGCCATCGGGGGCGCATGAGTAAACTACTGGGCAATCTACCGATGTACGAGGGACAGAGACTTCAGCCAAGCCCTTCTGACGAAGATCCATAATGGCTTTTTTTGCACGCTTTGACGATAGGTCGGGGAATGCTGTCTGAAGCATACCGAATACCATTTCGTCATCAGCACCACTAACAATAAGTTCCGCTAGATCGGGGGAGACTTGTGCGATTTCCTCGATGGATACCTGTTGCAAATATGTCCTTTTTTCACGTTTCCATCCGACATATGACACCATCAACCCCTTCTCTAGCAGATAATTAGCACCCAATTCCATCTGTTGACGGAAGTTTGGGATGTATGTGGAGCGCATCCACTTGAGGAATCCAGACACCATTGAGGCCCGTGGCATGGATGCCATAGAAGTCGGGAACGCCTTAATGTGGGAACGCTGCAAGGCTTGGTCTAGAATGGCCACAAATGCGTCGATACGCTCCCCGATGACATTGACCTCAATATCACTGGCTCCCTGCCAAGGAAAGGCATTTGCGGCTTGTTTACGGAGGTCGTCAGATTTACCCGGCCAAAGGTTACGGCGGTCATCATACGAGCGCAAGCAAGCCTCAAAGTATTCCTCCAAGTCAATAAGGCACTTGTCGTAGGCATCAGCCAACGCCATGACATTAGGGCCGTCCTCGGCGTAGATCATCGACTCTTCCTGCTCTTCTGTTGGTGCGCTCATGATGGCAAATATTCGTAGAACTGCTCGCCTACTTCGGGGCGTATCATAACAACTTTTATAGGTTTGCCAACTAGTTTGTGCGAAACCCTAGGTGGAGCCTTAACTGGGACTGCTTCACCATCCATGCGAACCATTACCCAACTAGGGTTTGGGCATTTGCGGATTACTAGATAGTCGCCCTCATAGGTGGTGTCATCTTGAGATTCTACGGGGGAATCAAGGGTTTCTGGCTTAGCTTTTGGCGGGCGACCGCGCTTTGCTGCTTTCTTAGTTTGTGCTGTTTTCATGGTTTAGTTTAGATTTCATGTATCGAATGGCGTGTTCAAGGGTTTCAATCTCCTCGGTAAGCCTAGGGGTTTTCCCATATTCTTCCATTTTTACCCTCTTGAGATACGCTTCCTTTAGGCAGTCGATGATAAGCTCCTCGGCAACTATCGGTTTATTTTGAGTCTTCATAGCTTGTTAGTAGCCTCCAGCTCCTTGTCTTGTAGCAAGATTTCGGGTTTCGTCAACATGATCTATTCCTGCAATGGCGGCGTAGCGCAGAACATCAACTGGATCTTTCCATGCTTCCTTTAGTCCCCCATCACCCGTGTATTCACTTAGGGCTTGGATGATGTTCTCACACTCTGAAGAGACATAGAAATGCGGTCGGTTGACCGAATCTGCAGGTCTAGTGGTGTCCCATGACATCTTGCCAATAAGCGCCTGTAGCCCATCGTCGATGTCTAACCCTGGGGCTGGAATACAAACCATTCCAGCGTCATTCAAATCTTCAATAATACTCGATGCCCCATCTGCTGACTGGTATTTTGCAGCTCCAAGGCGAGGGTCGATCAGTCTCTCAAAGATCTTTTCATCCCCCTCTAGCTCGGCAATCAAGTCCATGTAGTCACGAATACCAAAACCTTGGCCCTTAGCCCCTTGTCCCGGCATCCACTTACCACCCTTCCATTCAGCCCAGTCACCTACATCAACACCCGGCCATTCACGATATACCCAAAATGTGCCAGACGCATCCACAGCAATCCAAGCCATAAACCAATTCTTCGCACCCGCTGGGTCAATAATCTGATAGCGAGTAACATTCGTAGTTGGGATCTCTGATGGCTGGACAACATTGACTTCTTTATTGAACTTGGGAAATTTGGTGGCGTGGGACTTAACTGGAACCCCGTACGCGCGAATTAGGATCTCCTCCCGAGGCCTTCCAACTAGGGTTTCCTTGATTCGCTCGTAGCCACCGAAAGGGTTGTCCTTGGAATGGAAGTAATGGACGCTGGCGTTGCGTTTCTTGCTCCGCTGGACATAGGGGACAAGCTCGCCGTTGAGCAGCTCAGCCTCGACGCTCTGGACGCTTGTAGCACCATCTAAGTATTCCTTAATCACCTCAGTCCACCCGTCAATCGGAGTGAATGTCACCAGCATCTTGGAGTTGCGGGTAGCAAGACGGAAGCGCAAGGTGTCAATAAGTTCGTTACCAAGAAGGTACTCGTCGAGCCATACGCCGATGTTGTGCCACTGCGGGTCACGGCTGCCAAGCTCCGCACCTTCTAGGATAGTTGGGTTATTCTGATACTGAGAGTAGGTCTTAAAGATGATCTGCGAAGCATTAGGCAAAATCAACGAGTTATCTGTGAACCCGTTCTTCTTCGTGTACGAAATGTAAGCGTTAGCCGAGGTTTGCTTTGTCCTCATCTCATGCGGCAACCAGTTCCATACTGCGCTTTGTTGCTGGCGAATGCTGACCTCCGAGGTCTGAGCAAAACAGAAGATCTCCGACTTTGGGTTCTCGATGGCGGCTTTAACCACGCAATAAGAACCCCACGCGGTTTTCCCTGAGTTGTGCGATAATACCCCACCGATGAAGTAGTTGTTGTAAATTGGTACATGAAAGTCCCAAACATCCTGCACATAGTTGTCCCTAGAAACTGCAATTACAACAAGTTCCATTGCGTCTGGCGACACCAGCTTACTCCCTTCAAATGCCACAGATTCAGCGGGAATCCATCCGCGATGGTAGCAGAAAAACTGGTGGTTTGCGGTACAGGATATTTTCGTGCCGTCCGAAAACTCAAAGTGAAGCATGGCTTCTTCCTTATCTTTTTTGAACGGCTTACAAGCCAACGCCACTACGAATCCAAGTGACTTATCGTCCCACGCCCATATATGGAAACTGTTTGGAATGTCTTTTACTTGGATGTGCTTGCCAGCGACTGGATCAAATATCTCTTGATGTCCTGCGAGACACCGATTTCCCCCAAGTGCCAGAACCTCAGAGACTTGCGACAATTGCTCTTCAGCTTTCTCCCAATGCGGAAGCCTAAACCCGTAGCGAAATGGGTCTTTCTCAGCGTTCTCAATGGCCTCATGGTAGATTCGATGAAGCTCAATGAGATCATCTGGCTCCATCAAGGCTACCTCGTCATCGCTGGGAGGCTGAAGGATTGGATGTTTGCGCCACTGCATTACTTGGTTTTGTATGCGTCTGTCTCCATAAGGATGTCTTTGATATGGTAAACGCTCCCGCATTCCTCGCATCCAAAGGTATCCTCCTCCGCTGGAAATGATCCTCTATTCCCGTCAACAAAGTGAAGCTCTCGACGCTTCTTACAATGTTTGCATACGCCAATGAAGGGTTTGACGAACTTCTCCAGCACCACATTCCAAATCTTAGCGTCAAACTTCTCTGCTAGATACGAAGCGTAAACGCTGGTGTGGCACTTGTGCTGAACGCCGTCATGCTCGACCATGTAGTGGCAAACAAGGTTGCCTCCATCCTTAGCGTAATCAACGTATCTTGATTCTGGTTCTTTAATCATTGGCATGTCCGTTCAAGAAATGTGCTTCAGCTTGATCAAGAACACTCTCAATCGAGTTACCCTTAAATACCAAAATACCATCCACCTCGCCCAAGCAAACACAATTAGATGGATTCCCAACATGAAACGCCCATTTATATTCAATGTAGTCACTATCATGCCTATAAAGCATTGATTCCTTGTCTCCATCTATTGAGGCTAGAAGGCTGTTAATTCTTTCATCTGTTGTTTTTGTATTCATAGTTTTATTCAATTACTTCGGCTTCAACTGCTTGAGCTTTGACTTTATTGGCAATCCTTGACTTGGCTTCTGCGATCATCTTGGCGGCATCATCAATAGACGGCCCCTTTCGATGCTCGACAATGGTACTTGCCATGCCAGAGAGCTGTCCAGCCTTATCGGTCATAATGCCAATAGTCAACGCCAATCGGTCTGGTGAGATAGCCTTGAGCTGGTCTGGATCACGGCTCAGTTGTTCTGCTTTCTCAAACAAAAGGTCTGTGTACTCAGCGGCAGCAATGGCGTAGCGTTTTGAGAACTCCTTGCGCTTTGACTCCAGCGTGTCGTTATGCCTCCACTCCAGCGCACGAACAGTCTCATGCGTCACCTTGCACTTTTTGGCAATAGCATTGATACGCCCACCCTGTGCCAGCATCCAGAGGATCTGTGCCGCCACATTCGGGTTGTAGTTCTCGATAGTGTTCCGAGGGAATTGCTTAGCCCTTTCCTTGACCTCAAGGAAGAACTCTTTCATCGCCTCTTTACTATCAATCGCTGATAGGTCTTCGTCGCTCATTTGGTCTTCTTGCCGTTTTTAACCTTAACGGCCCCAGAGTGCAACTCTTTTTTGAGCTTATTCTGTTGCGTTGAGGAAAGTGGCGAACCCTTGCTGAGCAGGTAACCTACTTGCTTTTTACTTTTTGTCTTCATTTCTTCTGTAGGATTCTAATGTCGCGCACGACCTCTGGCGTAGCAATGCCCTTCTTCATGAACATTTTAAGAACAGAGCCTGGTTCTTGGTTTTTCTGCATCTGCTTCCAGATGTATCTAGCCCTAGTCCCATCACTAGTGCTAAGTGCTTTTACCAGCTTGTCTTTATCACCAATGTTCAGCCTGTCATCAATAAGGCGTTGTTTGTGGTGGCTTGCCAACGACTTACCTTTGTTTGGATCTTGCTTAGCAATCTCACGAATCCTTGCTTCAAGGTCTTTTCTTGGGAGAGTAGAAATCTCATCATAAGCATCTGTGATTGTATCACGCTTAATTTTGGGCGCATCAAGAACCTCCCCATCAAGAGCCGCAAGGGAAATCTCGCTGCCAAATCCGTTATCTCGGAGCATTCCTGCAATCTTGCCTTCATCAAGTCCAATTGTCCGCAAGTTACTTACATGGCGGTTTAGGGATTGAAGATTGTCCCTGTATGACTGGTTGCTTTGATTGTAGATTTCATCAAACTCCTGTTGGTTCATCTTCCCATCTTCAACGCGAAACCTTGCTCGTGCGATATTTGATCGTTCAGTATTAAGGTTGTCATTTAAAGATCTGGCCCTAAACCCAAACCCTTTATCTATTGTTGTGTCGTTAAAGCGAAGGCCAATTAGTCTCTGTGCAGTTTGACTTACTGGTCTTGTTTTTGACTTTTCCACTTCATTTACAAAACCAGGAGTTAGCAACTCACCGACAAAAAACTTGCCTTTATCAAGCATCTTTGTGGACGGGTCTTCAGCCGTAGTTATTTTGCGATCTCTTTCAAAATCGTAATTATTTAGAGCTTGGGTAAGAGCATTCATTGTGAACGATCCCTCTCCAAGAATGTCTTCGCTGATGCCCTCGACTCCATACTTCAAACCCTCCCCAAACGACCTGCCATTAAACCCTGCCATAAACGGGCCAACAAACTGCTGTTGAGGGATTAGATAAGATGTGTTCATCCACCTTACATCACCAGTCTTTGGATCTGATGTAATAAACAATGGACGCTTTTCAGCATATTCTGGCAAAACGGTTTCCCGCAGTGCTTTGTTTTTCTCCCTAGTGGTTCCAAGGAACTCCATTGTTTTTTCTATGGTCATTGCACTTGTCCCATAGACAACAGCAAGGGATGCCATTTTTTTGATGGCCTCATCTCTAATTGCTTTTTGATTTGCCTCCACCCCAAACTTCCCAGATAGCTCTTGGGCGTAGGAACCATCGAGCATCTTCTTAATCAGCTTTCCTTGGTTGTACTGATTGCGAGCCAGTTCAACAGTAAATGTTGCAAATTGGCCAAACGGAACACCATATCTTGAAAGGGTCTTAAAGTTTCTATTTACAAAGTCGTAGTTTTGGAATGTATTATTTGTAAACTCGGCGGACTGCTTTTCAATCAAATCAAGCGGCGCATTAGGGAATTGCCTAGTGAGCTGTAACTCGTAATTCTTTGCAGTGGCAAGCCTGTTAATAACATCGAAAGAACTATATAATTTCCCAAATGGGTCTATTACCTTTTGTGCAGATTTGCCGATTGATCCGGATTGCAACCCAGCTTGTATGTCAGAAAATGTCAGACCCTGTGGAATAAGCCCAAGTTCTTTTTTCCTTTTGAACTCGTTCAAATCAACATTGGAAAGTTTTTTGGCTATCGACTCAAATTGAGCGGCAGCAAATTTGCCACCCTGTTTGAAGTCTTTAAATGGATTCATGCCCATCCCAGCCATATTTACTGGGCCATAAATATAATTGGACGCAAAGGAGACTGGATTAAATACAGTCTTTGCTGCCTTCGAGGCAGATACCGATGTTTGCCACAGGTCTTTTGCGGTTTTTTCAGCAAAGTCCATTGCGGCATTATCAGTTCCATTCGCGTACAAATGATTGATTGCTACCTGTAATTCTGGCGGCCCATAAAGTTCTTCTTCTCCAATCCTTGCGTTACCCCTCCGCAGCTTGATCGGCTGAAGTCCCTCTATTCCTTCTCCAGCAAACTTAGCAATCCCCATATCCCTAAAAATGTTAGAGATCTGGTTGTCAGCTTTATCATACGCCACAAGCCTAGATAGCTTTGACATGGTTTCGCTGATCTTTTCTCCTGGCGTTGTGTACTCTCCAAGGTATTTCCTAAGAGCTGGCGACAAGTCTTTCTTCTCTTTTAAGATCCCGGCGTTCTGTGAGTAGATCCAGTTATGTAATTCATCTGGATTGCTTTTCTTCTTAAGATTAAGATCGGCAATATACTTTTCCGCATCAGCCTTGATCATTGGAGGAAGATCAATCTCAGAACCGTAATTAGGGTTGTCAACCTCAAGCCTGTTGCCCTGAGCGTCAGTTTTACGAATAAATTTACGCTCATCTATTCCAATGCGAGGCTGTGTTGTTAAATCGTCAAGCAACTCTTGACGCAGTTTTGCAGATGGAGAGTAGTTTGCGTCTCCAAAGAAAGCGTAGGATCTAGTAAGGTAATCACCTTCATTCTTACTTTCCTCAATGTACTTGGCAAGAAGGTCTGGCATCTTCCTTTGCCCGTTGTAGTGCATCTCAAGAAGTCCATCTTGATACTCAGCAATGTATTTTCTGGCTTGAGAAAGATCAGCAGCAAGAGACTCAAGCTCCTTGGGAACCTTGGGGGCTTTACCTGTGATGTACTCCAACGCAAACTGCTGGACTGTGGCTGGATCGGAAGACTTGGCAATAGCGTCATTTACCCTAGATCCAAGAATACCTCCTACCTCGCGACCAGTAGAAGCAATGTTGGCTGCGTCACGCATTGCTTGAGCTGCTTCTTTTCCAACGACTTTGGTTGGAGCGATGTTAGCCTTTGCGGTTTGCCCAAGAGTTCCAATAAACTCTTTTAAGTTGTCCTTAGTTAAAAAGTCCTTGGGGTCTACATCTTGAGTCAATGCATCAACATAAGAAACCGCCCCGCTATCTCCACGGTTGACTAAGTTATTTAATTCATTTGGGGATTTTCCAGCAAACTTCTTCAGAATAGGGATCATTTTCTGCTGTGACAATCCAAGCCCAGCCCCAAGTGTTCCAGCCAATGCCGCAGGCCCAACAAGTTCTCCAGCACTGGGCAGCTCGCCGGTTTCATAAAGCTCTTCAGCGGCAACCGTTGTGGGAGCCGCGACAGCACCGACAGCAGCAGTAGTTGCAATAGGGCGTTTAGCCAATGCTTCGGATGCTTTAACTAATGCTTGTGGCCCTTTTGTGATCTTACTTCCTGGAATAAGGTTCATCAATGCCGATACGGCAGTCCTCCCCCAGTTGATTGAATCACGACCTTCAATTTTTTGAGCGGCAATAGATCCAGTTGCGCCACCTCCGGTCCCTCCAAGAAAATAACCAATACCAGCACCAAGGGGAACTGTAATTATTTCTTCTGGTAGAAATGCTTGTGGCCCCATTTGGCCTAATGCCACAGCAGTCCCAGCTCCAGTTAGCGTGCCAGCAACCTTTGAGCTTTCAGAAATACCAATCTCCGCTAGAAGCCCAGCACCTATTTGCATAAGCGAAGGCTCCTTCTCTGGGTTCTTCTCGGCCTCCTTGACCCTAGACTCAAGCTCCTTGTTTACAGATTCCTGCGTCCGTTCAGCAGTAACCGGTATTACAACTCCATCAACATCAACAGTTGGCTGAATGCCTTGCGCTTCTTTATTAAGGTTCTCGGCTACCTGCTCGTTTTGGATAGCCTCTTCTTTTGGCGCGGGCGTAATTGAAGAAGCGATCTCGTCAATCTCCTCGTCAGTTAAAACCGAATCTGCTTCAATGGTTTTTCCGTTGATAACATATTTGGGCATAATCTAATTATTCGGAAATGATTTGATAAGGTGTTCCAGATTTAGTTTTATTTTTGTCGTCTTTTGGCTTTGGTTCTGACGGAGCAACAAAATACTCGCCAACATTTTCTGGAGTAATTCTAGCACCGCTGTAGAATGGGTCTTGGAACTGCAATGCTTGCATCACAGCGGCGGCTCCAGCTTTATCACCAGATTGAATCATCTTGTTTGCTTGCTCAATCATTTGGAGGGCTTCTTGAGCGCGGCTTGGTTTTTCTTTAACAGCCTGAGCATAAACTTCCGGTTGAGCTACAACGCCCTCAACTGGCGCAACTTGATATTGCTGACTAGGTTCAAGTGGAATACTGGAAACTATCGGAACGCCAGCTTCTGCAAACTGTTCCTGTTGCGTTGATGCGTTCTTCTGATACATTGAATTAAACACATCAGAGTTAACAGTTCCCTTGCTTACTGGTTGTCCACCCATGTACCTCGTGCCAGACTTAGTACCCACCTGAACTTGAACCCCTCCTTCAAGATTTACTGTCTTCTTTTCTTCTTCGGTTTGGATTGCAAGAGACTTGTCAATAAAAGACGAAACCTTTGCTAGTTGTTCACTGGCCTTCTTTGTGTCACCTTTTGCAACAAGCGACGACAGCCTAGAAAGATCAGAGTTTGGAAGGTCAATCCCACGCTCATCCGCAAGCGCAATAGAGTCTTGAATACGCATTGCAAGCTCATCAGAACTGTATTCTGGAGGTTTTTCTTTTTCGTTTGCCTTCGGTGTTGGGACAGACGCTTTCTTTTGGAAAGCAAATAATTGAGAAATATTTCCAGAAAACGCCTTGCCATTTTTGTTTACAATTGCGTCTCTAATTTGATTTTCAAATAAGTCCGCCTGATCGTTGTACCCATTAGTCCGCATCAATTTAATAGCCGTTTCCGCTTGTGCAACGGTCGACTTTATATTTGAGTTTGGGGAAAGAAGACTTTGAAGTGATTCCATGATTTTAATAATTAAAATACAACTCCAGATGCGCTATCCACACCACCAGTAGCACCTCCTCCAGATGCCTGGGCTTGAGATGCAGCAAACTTCTGTTGGCGAAGGTTCATCATCTGCTGTGATTGCATCGCGCTAATACTATTCTTAATAAGGTCGCCAACAATAGATGCTTCCGCAAACCTATCATCAAGCGAGATGTTCTCGTCTTTAAGATTATCGGAGATTCCAGAAAGAACTGGTGATAGCTCTGGCATCAAGGTGAGCGCAGCTTGGATTTGAGTAGAAGCCGCTTTCAGTGCTTTCTTCTTCTCCCCCTGCTGCTTGAAGTAGTCCTTTGCCTGCCCAGCCAGATCACCAATCATTTGCTGCTGCTGCGCGTTTACCAGCGCATTAGCTTGGATTACTTGATTGTAATCTGGGGCTTGATACCCAGTTGTTTGTACTTGTCCTGCGAATAGTGCCATGATGTTAAATATAACTATAGTTTACTTGCCCATATGGGCTTGCCGCCGACATGGTTCCGGGATTAGCTCCACCGCCACCAGCACCGCCAAAGTTGAATCCACCTCCTGCCATATTCATTCCAGCACCCATAAGCGTAGAACCAAACTGCCCAAGCGCATTCGCAGAGTTCATCTTATTTTGAATATTCATTGTGTGTCCTGCCATATTTGCTTGGTTTTGCGCTCCGCCTAATTGATTTGCGAAATTCAATGGCATATTGTAATCAAACCCACCAGATGTCGCGGCAGACCCACTCATACCCGATGATAGCAAACCAGTTCCAGCTCCAAATGCTGCTGGGGTTTGAGATAACAAGTTTAATCCGGGCGCGGTATAAAATTGACCTGCCCTAGTAAACAACTCACCAGTTGCTGCGCTTGCTTCGCCACGAAGTGCTTGTCTACGCGCACCAACATCAGCAATGTTTCCGTATGCTATTTGTGCTGCTTGTTGCGCCTCCGCCCTACGAGCAGCCTGTGCGGCCTCACGATTCATAATCTCAGATGAAATAGCGGCATTACCTCCAATCCGTCCAGCTGCAGCCGCAGCCTCTCTGGCTTGTTG